ACTAATTGGCTTTGATGCAGACGAACCACATCGAGCATCAATTCCAGAAGACAAAAAATACCGGTATCGATATCCATTACTGGAATGGGACATGGGCCGCGATGAGTGCATAGAGACCATCGAAAAAGCTGGTCTGTGCCTTCCAGGAAAAAGTGCCTGCTTTTTCTGCCCGAGTAGTAAACCTACCGAGATCAGGCATCTGGCGAAGGTCTATCCAGACCTCGCAGAACGTGCGTTAGCAATGGAAAGAAACGCCGATCTGACAACGATCAAAGGCCTCGGTCGAAACTTTGCATGGGCTGACCTGCTTTCGCAGGCAGAAATGTTTGATGATGAATTTGCTTATACCCCAGAACTAGCATGCGGTTGTTATGACGGATAGATATGAACATTGAACCAGGCGGAAGAATCAAGGCTGTCCCTGCTCTCTCGGAGGTGGCATATCAATGAACCTAAACCAAAAACCCCCAAAGCGGGAGAAGCGCCGCGCCTTTGATGTCGGCCACATGCAGGGCTCTTTGGAAGTGGTCGAGCTAATTGGCGACGGCCCGCGCGACACTCACCCGGAAACCGGCAAGCGGCGAAGCCGGAGTGTTTTCTGGTATCTGGTCGAGTGCGACTGCCGCGAAGTTGAGATTATGAATCAGGACCAGTTAATGGGCGGAAAGGCCATGTGTACCAGTTGCGAGCGAGAGAAGCGGCTAAAGCCACCCAAGCCCAGGAAGCCGGCTGAACCGCTACCGGAAGAGGTGGCAAATGCGTTGAGGGGGAGGTGGTAATGAGCATAGGCCAATCTGCAAACCAGCATCAAGCGTATTTGATGAGGCGCATCCGAGAGTTGGAAGCTGAAAACGAGTGGCTGAAGAAAGGCAAGTGTATCAACGGCGATGAAGCAGACAAGCGAATTCTGGAGCTGGAGGCCAAGGTCGAGCAATACAAAGAGCTAATCACAGCAAAGGATGACATGCTGCTGGATGCCCACAAACTTGAATCCGAACTGGAAGAACAGTCCCGGCTTGTCGGTATGGGTGCAGAGCGCGAGGCCGCGCTGGTGGCCGAGAACGAGCGGCTGCGCGAAGAGAACGAACGTCTCCGCGCCGAGGAACCAAAGGTGGTTCCTAGCGATTATCAAACGGAATCAGCAGAAGTGTCCGTGCCAGTCGATGATGAACGTGACGAAATCAGCAAAGAGAACGAGCGGCTGCGCGCTCAGATAGACGAAATGTCCGGCACCTACACCAGCAAGCAGTCGGTGATTGATGACGCCGAGCGGTGGCGCAAGGCTTGTGAACTCGGATACATCAGAGAGCATTACATCAGAGAAATCGACACGGCGAAGAAGCAAGATGATGAAAAGAAGTTGTGATGATTGTGAGTTTTACAGAGCCAGCCATTGTCGTAGATACCCGTGGGAAAGTCTTACTCCGAATACATACTGGTGCGGCGAGTTCAGGCCGCGTGATAAGCCAGCCGCCCCAGAGCGGAAGCGGCTGTACTTCAAGCGGCTTCATTACCTTCCGGGTGATGTCATGGTGGTCAAGCTGCTTGATGCCGGAGACCCTGATGCCGAGCTTTGGGAGAAGGTAAGAGGGCAGGATGATGAATGACCGGCAAACTTATGGCCGGGAATGCGGCAAGTCCCAGCTGCAAAAACGCCTGCTAGGAAAGGCGCTTGACGAAGGCAAACGAGTATTTGTTGTGGGGCTTGAGCTGTCAACAATTCAGCGAAGAAGGGGTCGGCTTACGTTAATCAAACGTGTAGATGGAGGGCAGAGTGATGAGTAAATTAGATGACTGGTATGACCCCGAAGTATATCAGGATGTAATTCTTGCTCAGGAGGTTATTGATGAGCTGCGAAAGTGCATCCGGGAGTTGGAGGCAGAATATGCGGCGTTGCTTGATAGAGCAGAGCGGCACAGAAAAACCAACTTATACATGCTTGAAGAAAACGAGCGGCTGAAAAATCAGTGCCGCGACAAAGCACAGCGCATCCGGGAGTTGGAGGAAAAAAACGAACGGCTGCTCAAAAACAACGAGGTACTACAGGAAGCAATCATATTCGCAACAGGAAACATGCTATGAGCGATAAGACAATATGGAAGGAAGAGAAAAATGACCGACCTAACGGACTTGTATAAGATCACAATTATCGAAGAAAGCACAAACGTCATCTCTCGTGTCTCCAGCGTCAGAGTTGATGACAAGCTGGAGACTGCAATCTTCATCCATACCAAGGTTCAGCCAGAAGATGAGCTAGTTTCAACGATTGAAGCAAAAAATCTTTCAGAACTAGCTCACAATCATATTGAGTTAGTGACATTAATGGAGAAGAAACTCGCTGAACAAAAAATCGATTACAATAAGTCCGAAATATTCGGCAAACTCGCGCAAAACTGACTGAAGAGCTGGTGAAACTCCAGCGAAACTTACTGCAATAGTAAGTCTCAGTTCCCTCGTGGCCCCTAGGCGACGGCTCCAATGAGGGAAGCCCGCATCGTATATAAGGATTGGGGGACGTAAAGGCGATGCAGCTGGGTAGGAGTCAGACTACCCAGTAGCGCGATATATATTAAGTGACATATACGTAGCGCTGCGTATACCGAGTGGACCCAGAAGTGGTGCCAGAAGACACTCGCCGGATGCAGGTAACCGGCACTCTACATACACCAGCTAAGGAGCAAAACCATGCTAGCTGAACCAGCCCAACAGTTGATGGATTTCGTCCCGTTCCGGGATATGATGAACGAACACTTCAAAACGGTAATGGATGACAATGAGCTTTACGAAGTTGATGTCTCGAAGGAAGAAATGTGGGATACGTATCTCAACTCTTTTCCGCCGGGAACGAACCCGATATTTCGTGAACGCACTGAACATGATTGTTCCTGTTGCCGCACTTTTATCCGTGATTTGGGCAACGTGGTTGCTATTCACGATGAAAAAGTTATAACCATCTGGGAAATCGACAATCTCGAAGAGCCATATCACACAGTTGCACAGAAAATGGACGAACTGATTCGTTCAAAACCAATTCGTTCAGTTTTCTATCACTATCAGAATAAAGTAGGCACTCATCACAATCGTGAAGACATGGGTGATCACATTCATACATGGAATCACTTTTATTGCGAACTAAATAATCGTCATGTAGTTCACAAAGCTGCATTAGCTACGAAACGTGGGCACGAAACTTCATTAAAAGAAGTCACACTACGTTCGCTACGTGAAATTACAGTCGATGCAGTCGAAACAGTACTTGATCTTATCAAACAAGGTTCGCTGTATCGCGGAGAAGAACATCGCACAAAAGTTAGCTCATTTCTGACATTTAAACGTTATTTCGATACTCTTGCTGCTGACAAAAAAGAACTATTTGCATGGTCAATTCAAAATTCAAATGCAGCTATCCGTAACACAGTTATCGGAACATTGCTGGTTGACTTATCTGAAGGCGTAGACCTTGATACGGCAGTAACATCATTTGAGCAAAAAGTTGCTCCTACTAATTACAAACGACCTAAAGCTCTTATCACACCTAAGATGGTGCGAGCAGCTGAAAAGAAAGTTAAAGAACTGGGTCTCACAGATTCTCTACCACGACGACATGCCAAGGTATCTGATCTAACTATCAACGCAGTTCACTGGGCTGATCGTTCAGTTAAACGTGAAATGTCTGTATTTGACGAAATGGCTCAGCAGGCTCATACAACTCAGAAAGATCTTTCTAAAGTTGAAAAAGTATCTATCAAACATTTCATTCAAGAAATTTTGCCAAACACTACTTCTCTTGAAGTAATGATGGAAAACCAACATGTTAGTAACTTGATGAGCTTACTTGCTCCAGTATATCCGGATGCTAAACCACTATTTCACTGGGACAGCAATTTTTCCTGGACATATAACGGTGAAGTAGCTGACTCAATCAAAGAACGAGTTAAAGCTGCTGGTGGCACAGTTACTGGCCTCATGAGAGCATCACTTGCTTGGTTTAACTATGATGATTTGGACATTCATGTTCAAACACCAGCTGGCGATCATATTTATTACGGTAACAAGAGTACCAAACACGGCGAGCTTGACGTAGATATGAATGCTGGAAGTGGTAAATCACGTAACGCAGTTGAAAACGTTACATGGGGAACAAAATCCAATCTACAAGAAGGTCGCTACAGAATCTGGGTTAATAATTTCCAGAAACGAGAAACTGAAGATATTGGATTTACAGTTGAACTGGAATATGGAGGTGTAATACACACATTCCATTACAACAAAGATGTTCCTGATAATGGCAATGTTGTTGTAGCTGAATTTGATTTCACATATAAAGAAGGCATCAAATTCCGCAAATCATTGCAATCTACCGCAGCTCCACGAACTGAATGGGAAATAACTACAACAAAGTTTACACCAGTTCGTATGGTCCTTAACTCTCCTAATTATTGGGGAGAACAAGGAATCGGAAACCATCATTTCTTTTTTATCCTTGATGGTTGTCGTAACCCAGATTCAGTTCGTGGATTCTTCAATGAATATTTACGCTCAGATTTAACTGATCATCGTAAAGTTTTCGAAACACTCGGTGCAAAAATGAAAGCACCATATGACGAAGAACAGCTAAGTGGACTTGGTTTCTCATCCACTCAGCGTAATGAACTGATTTGCCGCGTCAAAGGCACGTTTAACCGCACTGTAAAGGTACAATTCTAATGAACATGTTTGAAGAAGCATCACGCTTGAAACTGCGTTTTCCATCACCGAAAGGTGCATTGACCGTTGAAGATCTTTGGGATCTGCCACTTACTTCTACGCGAGCAGCATCACTAGATCTGGTTGCTAAGACAGTAAATCGTAGCTTGAAAGAACTGGATGAAGAATCTTTCGTAACTCCTGGTTCCAAAGCCAATACTGAAGAAACTCTGAAACTTGATATTCTCAAGCACGTAATTGCTGTTCGTCTTGAAGAGAACAAGCAACATCGTCTTGCGCTTGAAAATAAGAAAAAGAAAGAGCGCATCATGGAGATCATCAACACGAAAGAAGACGAAGCACTTGGTGCTAAGTCTCTTGACGAACTGCGTGATATGTTAAATGCCCTCTAAGATGCATCCAATTGTCGAAGAGCAACTAAAAATTGATAGAGCTAAGCGACATAGGGAAACAATATTACGTAGATGGCAAAATGAAATGTTTACAACGTTAAACATGATTGCTGTTCTTTCTGAAGATTCTGGCCGCATGATGCGCGATGAAGCGAAAGCTCTTGTCCAGAAAATTTACAAAGATATAGATGAGTTTACGTGATATAGCTACCCCAGCGGGCGGTGGGGCTAATAACACCCGCAGTGGTCACTGAGACCCTCTTCTCCTGCAGAGCAGGGACATCACGCTCAGGGAAACCACCGAAGAAACCACGAGACGGTTAGTCCCGGCATGCTAGGCCGGGCATGACTCAGGAGACCTCCATGAATCGCGGCGAAGATCATCACAGTGCGCAGCTGACAGAAGCGAAAGTACGTGCAATGCGTCGTCTTGCTGATCAAGGATGGAACGCAGGTTGTTTATCTCGTGCATATAAAGTGTCTTATAACACTGCATGGGATGTAATTAATTACCTTACATGGAGACATGTACGATGAACGACCTGTCCCCTTTTCCCTCATTGGAGAATAAGCTATGCTTGTCGAGTCCCTACTAGACAAGGAATTCGACATGATTAAAGCTTGGTCGATGTCCCGAGCAGATATCTTCGAAAGCTGCCCTAAGCACGCTTATCTCAAATACGTTGACAAACTTCCTGAACCAGATCGTGGTCCTCCCCCGAAAGGAATGACTGAATGGCATAACGACAGAGGATCACGCGTTCATGACGAAGCAGAAGCATATGTCAAAGGAAATCGAAACGATCTTATCGCTGAATGCAAACACTTTGCCCCCGAATTTGAAAAACTACATAATCTTGAAAAAGCCGGAAAAGTCATTACAGAACAAGGCTGGGGTTTTACAGATAACTGGACCCCATGCGACTGGGATGACTACGATAATATCTGGTTACGCGTCATTATTGATGCCCTTGTCTTTCGCAACGATTACGAAGCAATAGTCATCGACTATAAAACAGGTAAACGTTATTACAATGAAGTAAAACATGGTAAACAGGTACAGTTATACCAACTTGCTACATTCATCAAATATCCAAAACTTGAAAAAATAACAACTGAGCTTTGGTATTTAGATCAGAATGAACTATTTCGGCAGACATTCACTCGGCAACAAGGAATGCGATTCTTTGACACATTCAACAACAAAGGCCGCGCAATCACTGAAGCTCGTGAATTTCCTGCCAATCCTGGCCGCGCTTGTTTTTTCTGTCCTTACAAAACAGGAATAATTGGCAAGCAAGGTCCTATGGGAACAGGTCACTGTTCTGATAATCCATAATTTACGAGGAATCGCAAAGATGAAATCTTATCGTATGAAATATTCTGCAGATGCAAAACGCCAAGCACTCGAACTTGCTGATCGTATTGGCCCAGTTAAAGCGTGTAAACGACTCGGAATCAATAAATCGACCATGTATAACTGGCGACAGAAAATGAACATAGAATCGAAAAAGCCTGTTCAAATTTCAACTGAAGCTAAATTCGTTAAAGCTGCACGCGCTGAACTTACTAAACTTGACATGCAACGGCAAGCGCTGCAAGCCGTTATCAAGAGTTTTGGCTAAGGAATATGTTCTCTGCTGGCAACAATTGCCAGCAGAGATAAAACCACCCTATATCGGAGTAATCATCAGTGAGTCAACCTACTACGCCACAATCAACGTGGAAGGAAGGGCTTATAGAGTTAACCGAGGAGCGCTCAGTAGCCAGCGATTTTCTCGCAAAAGCGACGCAAAGCGTGCCTCCTCTTTACGCGCATCAAAAAATAACCGTAAAGCATCTAAATGATTACCCTAAAACACTCGACGCGTCAGACCCAGGAACAGGCAAAACAAGATCTCATCTTGAAGCATGGGCATCTCGTCGTAGACGAGGTGGGCTATGTGCCTTGGTCCTTGCTCCTAAAACTTTGCTCGAAGCAGCCTGGACTGCTGACCTTCATAAGTATTTTCCAGGCGAGTTCACCTCATCAGTAGCTTATGCAAAAAATCGTGCTAAAGCATTTGAAGTTGAAGCTGACATATACGTTACCAACGTAGATGCTGTTAAATGGCTTGCTGAGCAACCCACAAGCTTTTTTGCACGTTTCGACGAAATCATTGTCGATGAAGCGACAGCTTTCAAGAATCGCAATTCAAAGCGTAGCAAAGCCCTTAATAAAATTAAAAAGCATTTCAAATTCAGACGGGCATTAACGGGTACACCTAATTCTCGTACTGTCACTGATGTTTGGAATCAAATTTTCTTTCTTGACGATGGTGAACGTTTAGGCAAAAACTTCTTTGCATTCCGCAACTCAGTTCAAACACCTGTCCAAGTCGGCCCAGCTGCAAATATGATCAACTGGGTAGACAAAGATGGTGCTGAAGTTGCAGTTGCGGGGTTAATTTCAGATATCACAGTTCGTCATAAATTCGAAGAATGCTTAGATATCCCAGCACAAGTAATGCGCAGTCGATATATTCATCTCAGTAAAAAACTGCAAAAAGCATATGATGAACTAAAAGAGACAGCTGTTCTTGAACTTGAAAAAGCAGATGTTATCGGAATTAACGCAGCTGTTCTTGCTAATAAACTATTACAAGTAGCATCAGGATCTGTCTATGCTGAAGGCGATCCACAATTAATCGACACAGAGCGATACGAACTAACACTCGACCTAGCAGAAGAAGTTGATCATAGTATTGTATTCTTTATGTGGCACCATCAACGCAAAGCACTCGAAGTTCAAGCTAAGAAACGAGGAGTTAACTATGAGGTCATTGATCGAACTGTTAATGAGCGACGCCGAACGAGCATCGTTAATGCGTATCAAGAAGGCGTTTACCAAACCCTCTTCCTCCACCCCAAATCCGCCGCTCACGGACTCACACTCACCAAAGGGACACGGACTATTTGGGCTAGTCCCACGTATGAGCCTGACATCTTTAAGCAAGGGAACCACCGAATTTACAGAGCAGGGCAAAACCAAAAAACTGAAATCATAATGATTGCAGCAGAAGGAACAATCGAACCGCAAGTCTATGCAAAAATGCAAGATAAGAATCGACGAATGATCAATCTGCTGGAGATCTTACAATCGTGAAACATGACTCTGTTCACTATTGGCGAGTAATTCAACCATCTCGCTGGAAAAAAAGTCCATTACATATCAAGGGCGGAGCAACTCCGCATCATCGAAAAGAAGAAGCAACGCACGACAATACATATCCACACCGCTCAACATGCTGCACAGCTAGTAATATGCCTATTTTCCGATCAACACGGTTAAACTCATCCATACGTGATTATTTACTAAGGATTTGTTCAGAATGATTGCAAAAATCAAACATCTGCTATGGCGCATTTGTAATCACCAAGCATATATTTATACACAGAAAGCATTAGCTTATCCTATTAGAAATAGCTACGAACTAGATCTATGGAATAAAGCTAATTGGTGGAGACAAAAAGCAAAACGATGGAAAACTTATCGATGACAAGCCAAGAACAGTCTCACATTATCGGTATAAGTGCAGAGCGTGAGATTGTGGAAGACTTCAAATGAAATGTGGTGATTGTAGATTTTTCGATATGTGTGGAGATGGGCCAATGGGTGATTGTTGGCGCTATCCGAATACCAGCGTGAAGAACCGACTAGACAAGTGCGGCGAGTTCAGGCCGCGAGAGGAGCCAAAGGTGCACCCCAGCGATTACCAAACAGAATCGGCAGAAGTGTCCGTGCCAGTCGACCCAGCTTCGGAGCCAGAAACAATTACGATCAAGCTGACAGAAGAAGAGTACGCGAGGTACGAACACATTGCTGAATTGTCAGCACAGCCGATTGAGGATGTGTTAGCTGTGGTTTTGGCAATCGGTGAATCTGCATTAGACACAATGACTAAAAATCAAAATCCAGCCGACCCCAAGCTAGTTGTGGACGAAGTACTGCGCAAAGAAAACGAGCGACTCTCAAAAGAAATGCAAGACTTCTATGCCAGCAACGAAAAACTCCGTGCCAAGAACGAGCGGCTGGAACAGCAACTAAACAGACTCGATTCTCAAACTCAGCAAAGTGTGATTATTAAGTTGCGCAAAGAGAACAAGCGACTGCGCGAAGAGAATAAACGTCTCCGCGCCGAGTTGGAGTTATGGAGATAGACAGCGCAGCAGTGGTGAGAATCGCGGAACTCCACCGAAAAATCGCAGAACTTTGCGCCGAAAACGAACAACTTAAAGCAGCCCTGCGTGATGTTTACGAAGTCTGGGCCGGGTCAGAGGGATTTATTCCCAAGACAGCGTCAGAGGCATACCAACAAAAAATAATAAGAAACATGCGAGACTATGCAGCAGCCGCCCTGCGGGAGAAGGAATGATGAGCATAGGCCAATCTGCAAACCAACATCAAGCGTATTTGATGAGGCGCATCCGGGAGCTGGAGGATCAGATCAAAGTCTGTGCTCAAGCTCTCAATGATGAGGAAAGAGAAAACGAGCGGCTTGCGAAGTGCTGCACCCAGCGCGGCGCACGGATGCAAATCATGCGGGAGTACCTTGTTAAGATTGATGAGCCACACATGGACTATGGGTGGAAAGGTTTTACCGCTGACTACAACCACCCAGAGGCGGCTGCGTGGTTCGACGCTAATGGTGTACCAAATGACATCCGCTGACTTGCAAGCTGCTGTCTACAGGGATGGGCTGCCGTGCGGCACCTGCGACTACTGTGCTCATCTTCAAGATGGGCGTTTTCGGTGGCGGGAGTGTCACCAGGAGGCCCCGGACCTGTGCCCGGGCGTTCGCCACCGACGCAAACGCACACACCCCTATTCGCAACAGGAGCAAGGTGATGAGTGACGGGCCAACCGTAACACTGACAGGTCGCTGGCGGCATAAGGCCGAAAAACGATGGTTTCGCAAGGAACCCGTGCTTGTTCTTCAGGTCGAGAAACGACACAAAGGTTTCCACATCACAAATAACGGAGGCGTTGTAGATTCTCGACCCTATGATTTTAAACTCTGGCATGACGCAAAGGTGGAAGACCTTCGTGAACTAGAACTATGAGGGTGGGAAATGAAAGGAGACCACTGACATGCATATACTTATGGACAGCTCCGAACTCCCGATCGAAGTGAGTGAAGGAGGAGCTAAAGAAATCTTCCGCCTGCGCGAAGAAAACGAGCGGCTTCGCATCCAGATTAAGACGCTAAAACAAGCCAAGACCTGCAAAACTTGTGCGCGGGAACGTGACAGTAGTAAATGCAACAACTGCGCGTTGTACTATTACCGCAAGCCGTGCCAGTGGATCCCTGCAAGAATCGCCATCGACGCGGCGAAGGAGCAGAGCAATGAAAAGACGATGCAGTAATTGTAAGTTCTGGAGTCCTTACTCCACTGGAGACAGTGTTCAGCCGTTTAAAGATTTCTGCAAAGCACATCCGCAAAAAATTGAGAAAACGGCTAACGACTGGTGCGGCGAGTTCAGGCCGCGTGATGAGGCAGCCGCCCCACAGCAGGAGCGGATGTGGCTTGTAAAGATTGGGACTATGCGCAATTACACAGATGAATCTAAGTCTTTGCATTATTGGTCTCAGGTAACTTGCGACCATCCCGACGCCGAGCTTTGGGAGAAGGTAGGAGGGCAGGGTGGTGAAAATTCGCAGTGACTTAATTGCAGACCTGCGCGTATGGGCAACTGTTCAACCAGAAGCAGCCGATGCTATTGAACATCTACAAGCAGAGAACGCACGCCTCCGCGCCCAGAACGAACGGCTGCTAAAGATCGAAATGGCAGCGAGAAACCTCGTAGATAATAGCTATACACCTTCCTGTGATGGTGACCGCCAACGATGGATGATGCTACAAGCAGCCATGCGCGGCGAGGGGAAGTAATGAAGCCAGACATTATTTACATCGAAGACGACGATCAATGCCCATACTTCTATCATGCCGATGAAGAAGACAGGCCGGTCGATGCAATAAAATACGTTCGCGCGGACCTGCAAAAAGAGCGTGACGAACTTAAACGCAAATACAACCACCTGCTTACCGAGTGCTACGGCACGACGATGAATGCCTGCGAATGCGGACTGGGCAAGCGGCCAGCTTATGAACGCTGCATCAAGTGCGAGTTGAAAGCGCTGCAGGCAGAAAACGAGCGCCTCCGCGCCGAGGTAAACGAAATGTCCGGCACATACACCAGCAAGCAGTCGGTGATTGATGACGCTGAGCGGTATCGGTTGCTGCGGCAAATAGACAAGGGTCCATCGTGGGATGACCTTTTAAGTCTGCCGCGTGGAACTATTACATGCACAGAAGACATAGACGCCGCCGCCGACGCAGCAAAGGGACAGGGTGATGAGTAGTGGAGTGACAATGGCATTTCACCAGCGCGTGGTGATGCAGATGCAGAAAACAATCCAGGAGCGCGGCCTCGAGGTCATGACGCTGAAGGCTGACGCCGAGCGGCTGAAAAAGCGCGTTAACTACTTGGAAATACAAATGTCTCGCAGCGGTTACGAACAATCGCTGAAAGACGCCGAGCGGTTCCAAAAGCTGGAGCGAAACAAGTTGACCATCAGCTACCACAAAAAAGGCATCGGGGTTCACCGTCCGTTAACCAATTATCCCTACGAGTTACACAAAACACTCAGGGACGCCATCGACGCGGCGAGGGGAGATGGTGATGAGTGAATACTGCCCCTATTGTGAAGCCCCCACCAGCAATCTCATCTGGGGCAGACTGGAAGTTGACGGTATTAACACCATTCAAAAGGTTAGCTGCGGCAAGTGTGGTGGCGAGTGGATCAACGACGATGAAACAGACAAGCGCATCCGGAATCTTGAAACCGACCGGGACAAAGCCTGGGTATTGTTAACTTGGGCAGAAGCCTTGATTCGCAGCCTAAGCGGCTGGCCTGAGACTCACCCGAACGAAGTTACGGAGTGGAAAGAGGAATGGAGGTTGCTGCGTATGCGTAGAGAACAGCGCAACACCATGGATGAGACAGAAGGAGCAAGGTGATGGGTTTTAATCTGGAAAGCATGGTCGCCGAACTAGAAGCAATCTTAAACGCAGACCAAAAGGCAGCAAAGACTTTGCGCGAAGCTCGTAAATGCTTAGCCAACTGGAAGCAATACGCTTACGACTGCGGGAAACTAGACGGGAAACCAGAGTGATGAGTGACAATCAAATACTCCGAGTGCTTAAGGGCCATCGGTTCGAGCGTGAAGCTCTCAGGCAGGAAATGAAAGCAATGGTGGAGTGGTATGACGCCACACAACAGCGCATCCGGGAGCTAGATGCGGACCTCAAGAAAGAGCAACGCCTGCACAAAGAATTCCGTGTGAAAACCCACTCTCTACAAAAGCAGAACAACGTGAAGCTGGAAAAGCTGAAAGAACTCGAATCCGAGCTGGAAGAACAGGCCCGGCTTGTCGGTATGAGCGCAGAGCGTGAGGCCGCGCTGCTGGCTGAGAACGAGCAGCTGAAGGCTCGAATCCACGAGCTAGAAGTAGAAGACACAGCAACGGCTGAAGATGCCGAGCAATATCGGTATTTAAAAGAACACGTTGGCTGTGACAGTCCTACAGAATTAGACACTCGAGACATCGTTATGTATTACAAAACAAGCGAGTGGGATGAACTGATTAACGCAGCGCGTGAGCAGGGTGATGGATGACGCCGAAGTATTGCAACAGCTTGTCAATGAAATGAGAGAACAAGGAAAGAAAACAATGCGGCTTAATCCAAAACACGCTGATGGTCTTACGCAAGACCTAGATGGTAATGCTACCACTATATGGTATGGCAAACATGAATGTGCTTGTGGTGAACCCGCACTTCCAGAATCAAGCATGCGTGTGTATTGCTATACCTGTGGTGTTTGGTGGTGGAATGATGGATTAGATGAACTAAAAGACGAATCTACGGGGAAACCATTATCGGAGGAATAGTATGAATGTCCAATTAGCTATCAAGGTAATCCAAGTAGCTATGATTACCTTGACAGTGGTTAACCGCGCTCTGATAATCGTCGAGAATATGCAGAATGCCAAGCCAGCCAAAGATGTTCCAAATCCTCCCAAGCCTTCCGGCAACAATACCAACCAAAATTCTGGGTCTAGATTTTGAAACCTACTATGACTCAGAATATACCCTTACTAAACTTGCAACTTCAGCCTATATACGGGATCCGCGTTTTGAAGCCTACGGCGTCGGTGTCCGTCTTTTCGATACAACCAACTTTCAAGCAGAAACTACGTGGATCGATAGATCGGACATCAATAGCTATTTAAGCTCTATTGATTGGTCTACTACTGCATTACTGGCTCATAATACTGCCTTCGATGGCCTTATCCTTTCTCATCACTATGGTCATATACCAGCCTATTATTTAGATACTATGTCTATGGCCCGAGGCCTACATGATCATAGTATCGGTGCGGGTCTAGAAGATATCGCTACATTTTATGGTGTAGGCCACAAAGTTGCTGGAACACTTGAAGAAATCAAAGGTGTTCGTTACGAAGATTTAACTAAAGAACAGTATGTCAAATTAGCAGCATACTGTATCAATGATGTTGATCTTATGTGGGAAATATTTTTCGCAATGCGAGATAAGATCCCACATGATGAAATGAATCTTATTCATCTAACAATTAATATGTTTACTAATCCAGTTCTTGAAGTAAATCAGGAACTAGCTCAAGAAGAATTAGATTATGAACGTAACCGACGCGAAGAAATTCTAGAAAGTGTACGACACTTGATTATTGACGAGGGCTACTATGAGCTTATCCACGAAGCCATACAAGATGAAAAGCCCTACAAGACAGAGACTGGCAAACTTAAAGGAGCAGAACTTGCGCGTAGAAAGCGAGATACCATTCCGGTGTTGGAAAAAGTACAATCGCTTCTTTCTTCAAACAAAACTTTCCCAATGCTCATCAGCGCTCTCGGCGAAACTGTTGCTTATAAGCCTGGAAAAAAGAAAGATATTCCCGCTATCGCCAAGAATGACCTTGAATTTCAACGCTTGTGTGCTTCGAACACACCTTATGTTGCTGAGGTCTGTGAGGCTAGACTTAATGTCAAAAGTACTATTGGCGAAAGTCGTGCTCAACGGCTTATTGAGCATGCAATACCGCGCCTCCCAATTCTACTTAATTACGCGAAAGCTCACACACTTCGTTGGTCAGGCGGAGATAAACTTAATCCGCAAAATTTCCCAGCGGCAAGGAAAGGTAATCCGGCTCGCTTACGCCGCGCAATATGTGCACCGAAAGGATATGTCTTAGTTGTAGCAGATTCTTCTCAAATTGAAGATCGTATGAATTGCTGGATGGCAGGACAAGATGACATCCTTGATCTGTATCGTACTGGAGGAGACCCATATCTTTATACGGCTGAAGAACTTTATGGCGTTAAACATGGTACGTATAATAAGGAAGAACACAATGCAGAACGAGGCCAAGGTAAGGTTGCCCGTCTTGGGCTAGGTTATGGCTGTGGTGTGGACAAATACCGACTCATCAATCAAATCGGTGCATTTGGCCCACCACAGCCAGATTTTTCTTTAGCGCAAGCAATCAGAGATGTAAATAAATACCGTCAATCCAATTCTGCTATTAAAGGTCTTTGGGGTTTCTTCGGATACCAAATGTTGCCTGCCATGATGGAAGGCCAAGAATATGCTTGGACTCCTCCTTATGCAGAAGAACCGCTTCTTGTGTTTCACCCAGAAGGCGTAGATTTACCAAATGGCTTGATGTTGCATTACCCAGAACTTCAAGCACAACGCAATCCATATACAGGGCATTACTCAGACTTCACGTATAAAGCGGGCAAACATGGTGGTCGTACAAAGATATATGGAGGGCTTTTTGACGAAAATATAGATCAATGTCTTTCACGCATCGTAGTAGGCGAACAAATGCTACGTATTGCTGAGAAATACAGAATTGTAATGATGACTCATGACGAAATTATTTTTCTTGCTCCTATTGCAGAAGCTGAAAAAGCTCTTGAATTCGCCATAGAAGTTATGTCAACCCCGCCCGCATGGGCACCCACGTTACCAGTCGCTGCAGAAGGTGGCTGGGCTAAGGAGTACTCAAAATGATGGATGATGTTGTTCGCAGTATTGTTGCAGACATGGCTAAAGATGCTCTTAAAAAAGTTGATAAAGCAAAAATTGCTAATCAAGTTGAAAACGCAATTTTAGCTTATTTTCAAAGTTCTCGATTTGAAGAAGAGATCATCGAAGCATTGTCTGATGACGGAGTAGGCTGGGATATTGCTGGTGCTTTGAAACCAAAAATTGTCAAAGCAGCAAAATCATTGAAGGTAACAGTATGAACCAAGCAGCTAAACAAATCGATACCCCAATTATCGAAGATCTAACTTCTCAACTTATTGAAAATCGTAATCAACTTCGTGAACTTTCTGCACAAGAAAAAGTGCTGAAAGCTGAAAAACAAGATTTGGAAGTTCGTCTTAAACAAGCCATGGAAGCCGTTGGCACATCCATGGCACGAGCAAAGGGTCATTCAATCAGTATTCAACACAGAACTGTGCCAACACTGACAGATTATGATACCTTTACAGAATGGTTCACCACTGAAATTCAGGAGCATCCTGAATACATCTCCCTATTCGAACGTCGTATTAGTGCTCCTGTTTATCGTGAGCTACTAGACGAATTTGATGGCGAATCGATTCCCGGCATCGAACCGTTCGATAAGTGGAGCATTTCCCTAAGAGTACTAAGCTAACGGAGGCTTATCCCCATGAGTGATAATAAACAGATCATGTCCATTCAGGAACAGATCAAAAAGCAGGTCGCTGCCCTGCAAGAAAGCACAACTGACAAAGTCATTTCAATTAACCGAAAAGGTAACTTCCAAATTGGTGCTATCGAATCTGATAGCGATACAGTCCAAGTTGTAATCCTTGCCTTCGCACATAATGCTGCGTATTGGGAAGGTGCATGGCAACCCGGCCAATCTTCAGTTCCAGATTGCGCAGCAACTGGTGAAGTTAACACCCAGTATGCTACGAATGCTCGTCCACCGATGATTAAGTCGTTCGACGAACTGGTGCCTCGTGCCGCTGAAGACAAAGACCCGCAAGCTGAAAATTGCGGTGAATGTCCGATGAATGTCTTCGGCACAGGTATGGGCGGCAAAGGCAAAGCTTGTAAAAACAGCTATACGCTTGCCGTATTGCCCGCTAATGATCCTGAAGGTCATATCCATAAAGCCCGTATTTCAGCATCTGGCTTGAAGCATTTCCATGAATACCTGAAATCACTGGCCACACTTGGCACAACGTGGTTTGCAGTTAAAACTACTCTGAAATCTGCTGAAGCTGGATCTGGTTGGACTATCCAAACACTTAGTGCTGGTTTGGAGCCGCTTGATGATAGCCAGCTGACAAAGTTTTACAGCAGGCTTGATGAAGCTACCAAAATGCTAACCTTCACTTCGCAAAGTGATACTGCTGAAGCTGAGACTGTTACAGCCCCAAAACGGTCTAAGAGTGACGCAGCATGAGCAGACGGGATTCAGTGATTATGGATATTGATCTGGAAGACGATGAGTTAGATCCAGACGAAGAATTGGATCACATCCTAGAACACCAAGAACTCGAAGATTTCGAAGGCACGGACATCAACGAATCTGAGTTCATGGAACGCCTGTAACAATATCGCCCCCGGAAACGGGGGCATTAGGAGAAACACATGTTTCGCAAGTAACAAGAAATACTATAAGGGAGGGCGAAGCGTCGCGTGATTTCACGCTCAGATTGGATAACCGGAAATCCGATATTGGCATGTGTAAGTACTGTGGCCATGCCAGCATGAGAACAGGCCCAGTGAAACTAGTAAAAGACTGGTTAAAGCGGCTTTGTCCTCCCCTATAATGTTTCAACAAGGAAGTTCTATGTCTCAAAAGCCTGAAAATGTATTCCGAGCCAGTGTACATCGCTATAAATCTAAGCGGGTACACCAGGAAAAAACTAACAACACTTATCGTGGAGGTATTCCTGACGATTACTACGAGAGCAACGGTAAACCCGGCTCTTTGTGGGTAGAGTATAAATACATAGCAAAGCTTCAACGAGAACTTCTTCTTACTGCTAAGAATGCCAAGCCAAAACTAAGCGATCTTCAAGAAAAATGGATTGATCGCGCGTATCGCAATGGTCAACAAGTCGCGGTCATTATCGGGTGCCCAAAAGGCGGACTGATACTCACAGACCGCGATTGGTTAAAGCCCATAACTGCTGAATATTTCGAAGCCAACATGAAATCTCGTAAAGAAATCATGGAATGGATCGAAGAACAGGTGACTATTGATGGATACAAGCGTCGTGCCCGTCGACGTACTGAAGAACTCGAAAAAAATAATTCACGGTTTGAGCAATCCGAGCAAGATGCCGTGTCCAGCATGGGGGATAGCAACGAAACATTGCCGAACAGGCAGCAAGCTGCGTAAGCAAGAAGGTACGATATGTTCAAAATGCTACGCATGCAAAGGTCATTATGTCATGTCAAATGTGGAGCGTGCACATGACAAACGACTCAAAGCAATCCAAGACCCTCGCTGGGAAGACGCGATGGTTGTGCAGATTCTGTCAAATGCAGAAGCGCATTTTCGGTGGTTCGACTCAGGCGACGTGCAATCTGTTAGCCACGCTTTGCAAATCTGCAACATAGCTAAGCGTACTCCTACCATTCAACATTGGTGTCCAAGTCAGGAAAATAAAATTTGGAATGGTATTCGAGATCAAATTCCAAAAAATCTGACAGTCCGCATGTCAGGTATCAAAATCGGTAAGCGTCGAGCTTCCCGATATTTTCCAACCAGCATGACTATGCATAGCAACATAGCTGACTGGAAAACATTAGTTTCTACTAATACAACTGATATGCAGCGTAAGTATTATTGCCCTGCACCTGTGCAAGGCAATAAATGTTTAACATGCCGAGCATGCTGGAATAAAAGTATTAAAACAGTTGTGTATAAACAACATTAAGGAAAACATATGGGTTACTACGTTAACATTGAATTACGCAATGTAGTTGTTCCCGCTGCAAATCGAACTGCATGTCTAGCAGCTGTTAACAGTTTACACACAGTGGATCGATGGCATAGCTGGGTACGACCTCCAGAAACCGGGAAGTTTTCAAACTTAGTAGAAGCGTTTACAGAATGGAGGTACGAAGTTGACGTCGATAACGAAGGTAATATCCGACTCAACTATTTTAATGGCGAAAAATGGGGAGATGACGAAACTCTCTACGCCACCATTGCCCCATTCGTTGCAGATAGCTCAATCATGGTTATTGGCGAAGATGGCGATATCTGGGGATATGAATTTGAAAATGGCTCAATGTTCGAAACGCGTTGTGTAATGCAACGCGCTTGATGTACACTAACTAAGCTCTCAAGGAGAAACAATGAAGCTTGAAACTAATCAGCGCAACGTTGAAACCAGTGGTATTCAGGAATCTAACCGGTTTACCATTGAAATGAATTCGGCTGCTGTCGATATTCTGTCTTCGAAGATCTACACTAATAACTATCTTGCTATCGTTCGTGAGTTGACTTGCAACGCTTGGGATGCCCATGTCGCTGCCGGAACAACTGACACACCTTTCGATGTTATTTTTCCATCTACGCTGAAAAGCGATTTTCAAGTTCGAGATTACGGCACTGGCTTGTCTCACGACAATGTCATGTACTTATATACCACGTATTTTGGCTCAGACAAGCGTAATAGCAATGATGCCATTGGCGGGCTTGGTCTTGGCTCCAAAGCTCCGTTTGCTTATACCGACGCATTTTCAGTTCGGTCTTTTTATAAGGGCACTGTTCGTACCTATGCAATTTATCGCGATGCTGATAACTTGCCAAAATGCGATCTTATGGATACATCACTGACAACTTTGCCTAATGGCTTAGAAGTCACAGTTCCGGTTCGCATCGAAGATGGCTATCATTTTCGGAAAGTAGCAAACCAAGCTTTGCAGTGGTTTCCTGTAAAACCTAATGTTTCCGGTGAAACTATTACTGATGTTGAATGGGAGCTAAAAACTAAGACATGTGGTCTTCTTAAAGATGATAGCCGATATGGCGATGCTCGCGCTCTTATGGGCAGTGTCGTATATAACATCGACCGCAGCCAAGTTGAAGATAACGAATTCATAAAACTTAGCTCTGTAGCTTCAGCGTTGCTACGTGATAGCAACTTTGTTTTGTTTGCAAATATCGGTGATCTGTCTATTTCAGCTAGTCGTGAAGAACTCAACTATACAAAATCTACGCTGAAACATCTCGTAACATTGCTTGAACGTGCTGCAACTGAAATTACTAACGAAATTAGCACTCGTTTGAAAGGTGAAGATCGCATTGCAGTAAGGTTTTACGAACGGGCTAAATTGCCCAAAGCAATGCGAAATATCTTGTCAGTCGATAGTGATGTTATGCCACCTGCTGATGTCACGATTCGCGCAGCTGATAGTTCTACATGGCACCGATTAAATGGCTTTGCGACGATCTCTACTCATTCTGTAACACTTCGTCATAACAAGCATCCAAATATCATCATTGATGATGTTGCAAAATCACCATATCGTAAGGTTATCATGGCAAATAAGGAACTGCAGCCTGATAAGATTACGACACACGGTTGGTCTCGGAAATACAGCCAAGCTGATAAGGATGTATATATTCTAACAAGTGATGATTGGAATCATGCAGACGTTAAAGAATTTATGCGTCAGTTTGATCCCAACTTTGTTTTTAAAATTTCAGATTACTATACGAAACCGGTTGCAGGTAAAGTTGGCGGAGGTGTTCGTACTCCTTATGTAAATCCTAAAGAACGTGAACGTGAACTTGGATTTAACGATACTGTACCGCGTGGCCGTTCTAAATATAACTGGAACAAGTTTACGACTAAACTCTCTGATCTTGATCCAGAAGAAACTATCCTTGTAGGTGTTAATGGTTCTCAAGCATGGAATCATGACGCAGATAAGGAATTTTCTTGGAAAGAAATTGACGTAGCGAATCGACTTATTAATGGCCAGCGTTTCGTAGCAATTAATAAAGCAATCTGGAAAACTGCTAAGAAACTAGGTGTTCCAACACTTCAAGAATGGCTTCCTAAAGCTGTTCAAGAATATGTCGGTTCACTTACTCACGAACAATATCTCAAGGAAAAATATCCTTCAGAAGTACGTAATAGAGTACCAATACTGTATAAATTTATAAGCCACAGCAACGTCTGGAAAAATCATGCTCCAGATTCTCTGGTTCATATGATTTGTACAGAGCATGATGGAGTATTTAACAGCACCCAAGGTAGTGTAATTTTAGATATCGAAGCTTATCTTGGACGTAAATTATTTACCGCAAACGAGCAAGATTTAGATGAGTATATGCCTAGGCTGCATGGCGCAGATGAATGGCTTCGTGCAACTTATCCTGAACTTGCTAAATATCTCACGGAAAGCAGTTGGGTTCGCGTAGACGAAATGACTGCTCATTATGTCAACCTCAAAGAAGGACTATACGAAGATGAGTGCTAAGATTCTCTCAGATACCACGGTAACCATTTTTCATAACGGCAACGTAACCACTGCGCATCGTAGCGATGCAAACTGGGATCGTGCTATCAAAGCTTTGCGAGAAGATGATTATGATCTCGCAATGGCTTTGCTGGATAAGCCGAAAGTTCTCCGTGAGTATATGCACGGCTCAGGTTTGCGCCTGCAAGGCCGTGATGTGTTTTATGGCAAACATCAGCTTCCAGATGCATTGGCTCGCCGGATTCTGGAAATGCACGCTGCTGGATTCAGCATTACTCCAATGGAGCTGTTCGTTGAAAAGCTGTATCAGAACCCCAGTTATCGGGCTATCGCAGAAACGTACCGTTTCTTGGAACACAACAAGCTGCCAATCACCGAAGATGGTGATTTCATGGCATACAAACGCATCAAAGCTAACTGGACTGATGTTTACACCGGTAAAATCAATAACCAGCTCGGTGCCGTTGTTGAAATGCCGCGTAGCCAAGTTGACGATGATTGCAATCGTACTTGTTCAAAAGGATTGCATTTTGCTAGCTTGGAATATTTGAGAAGCTATAGTGGGCAAAAGCTAGTTGCGCTTAAGATCAATCCGCGTGATGTTGTTAGTATTCCGGTTGACTATAACAATTCCAAAGGCCGCTGCTGCCGGTATCAGGTAGTAGAAGAGCTGCCAATGGACTTGGTTAGTGGGAAAACCGATTACTGGGAACAGCCAGTTGTGGCAGGTTATAATGAACCGTATGACGATTACGGTACGTATGCAACCTATCCGGAAGATGACGAGTACTTCCATTAAGGATTGATATGCAATATGAGTTCCATACGACGCTACCAATTCAAAAACGGGATTCGAATAAAATTGAATACCCGTGGGTGGAAGCGATTCTAAGTTGGGACCAAGACCATTCATCCCCCCGAGTAACAGAATTCTATTGTGACGATCCAGCCATAATGGAATTCTGGAACTCGGCGGGAGCGTCTTCTTTGGAAATGGCCTTACTTAGCGATGCAATTCGCCTGCATACTGCAGAAAATTTTGGGGACGACCCGAACCATAACTGGAGTTCTTCATGACACTTTCAGAAGCAGAAACAATTCTAGCTCTTCTTATTGCAGTAGCCACGTTTGCTGTTGGTTACGGTATTTTTGAATTCATACGTATATGGCGGGAACATTCATGAAAACCCGTATTCACGTAAACCAGCACAATATCAAAGCTAATGCAAAAGCTGAATTAGTCAGCGATTTGAAACCTGTAATTACAGCAAAAACATACAAAGGTAATACGCTGGGGCACGAAGCCATAATTAACGGGCCAAGCCGCGTAGTGTACCGTCCGAACAAACCGCTGAGTTGCGGAGCTAAAGTTTGGATCGAAACAAAAAGCGAGGTTATCGTGCTATGAGTGGGTTCAAAGTAACGGTCCCGATTGAAGTTGAGTTCCAGTATTACCCAGCAACTCCTGATACTCGGTATGAACCTGGAACTCCAGACGAAGTAGAAATTGATTATATTCGCATAGACGGAGAAGACATAACCACTGATGTTTCGGAAGCTATGATAGATATGCTAACTGAACATCTTGAAGACACATGGACGGACTGGTACGACGGAGCGTATGATGAGTAAAGCTTGCATTACTGACCTGGAAACTGGTGGCACAAAACCAGGATGCGCGATTTTTTCAATTGGAGCAGTCGCAATTGATCTAGAAACTGGTGAGATAGGAGATCATTTCTATGTTCCCATCGATATTAACGACAGCGCAAAATGGGGGTTGCTAGATCCAGGTACAATGATCTGGTGGAGTAAGCAAAGTGAACAAGCTCGCAATGCTATTTTCGAGCCGCCAGATACTACTATGAACTTGTTTGATGCACTTGAAGCATTCAAAAAGTGGTTCATAAGAAATAACTGCGAAACGATCTGGGGTAATGGTGCTACGTTTGACGTATCTATCCTGGAACACTTTTTCATTAAGTTCGAAATTCAAATTCCATGGAATTTTTGGCACGTACGGGATCTCCGTACACTTCAACACCTCGTCGGTGATAGTGTAAAAGACGACACACCGTTCGAAGGCATCAAACATCACGCATTGCATGATGCATATCACGAAGCTCAATATGCTTCGCGTATGTGGCAAATCGCAGTTAACGCAATTAAGCAGGTACAAGAATATGCATGATGGTGATCGCCTTCAAAACTTCGAAAATCTAGTAACTGCGTGGGCAACAGAACGTGGTTTGTTTGATCCCCCCAATCCTATGGTTCAAGCTAAGAAAACCCAGGAAGAGCTTGATGAGCTATTTCAGGGAATACGATACAAAAACAAAGAAGAAATCGTAGACGCTATAGGCGACATCGTAGTTACTCTTGTTATTCAAGCTCGCATGCATGGCTACACGCTAGGTGAATGTATATGGGTAGCGTGGGACCAAATTAAAGATAGAAAAGGCCGTACGGAAAACGGTTTGTTTATCAAGGAAGTAACATGACGGTAACGCCAGATGAAAAACTGTATCAAATTACAGTTACACTAGAACAACTGCGATATCTCCAACGCAGCGTCCGTTTCGTCTCACGAACGGATAGGAAGGGCGCTGCGAAGATTGAACGCAAATTTAATGAGCCAGTAAAAGACAAAAGTTTGCTTAGACGCTTAGCGCTGGCCGAAGAATGCCGTGAATTGTTAGAGATACAATAGGAGCGAAGTGATGGGTTATTCCAGTCAAAATAAAGACCCAGATAAGTTCGAAGAAATTCTTTCTCGCCTTGAAATAATAGAAGATCGTATATTCATGTTTACTCCTACCCATTCAATCGGTACATATACATGGGTAGATGTATTTATGGCTTTCATTCTTTTTGGATTCATTGGCTTTTTACTTGGATACCTTCTCAGATGACTAACCCAGACGACATACAAATTGGTGGTGATCACTACAAAAAACTTAGCCCTCAACCATGGGAAGTCATGGAAGGCTGGGGACCACGTGAACATTTCATCGGCTTTCTTCGCTTCAATATCCTTAAACGACTTGGCCGGTGGGATAGCAAAGATTCTGCACTTCAAGATGCTAAGAAAGCTAGGCATGAGCTGGACAAGCTGATCGAAATCATGGAAGTATCAGAAGAAGTGTCTCTGGACGTTCACAATGGCCAAATCCGAGTTAACGGAGGAATTGGTTTCATTTACGGAAGTACTGACTAATGGCTCAATTGTTTTCTTTATATGACGTTGAATACGTCGAGCGCATGGAAGCCTTAGTTCAACGGCTTGCTGCATATCCAAGCAAAGCTGAATTGAGTATTTTGGTGGCTGATGCCCAAACGTTTTGGCGCTGGGCAAACGAAGAGGATCATGAAGATGAACGTCTATAGTCCTGAGACGCTTGTCCAAAATATTGCTGATATCCTAGACAATATGCCATTTGAGGATCTTACAACTTTGGCAAATACGCTTCGTGGAAAATACGGCCAATCGTATATTGAAGGCCCGTTTTTCATCGAAAGCAGTGATGGCTTGGAAAGCGCAGCCTTTAGAGCTGTCCTCAAATCAGATACCTTCTGGATAGCCTCAGGAGAAAAAGACTCATGAGCGAGGAAATAACGGATAACAAATTTCGCGTTATCGCCCTGGACGAAATCAAAGCTCAAGGCCTTGCAAAAGACCTTGTAGAGAGCAGACGATGGTTCGAAGTTCACCCTATCGGCGGGGAAGACTGGGAATTCACCGTCAATAACGAAGACCGCGTTTACGTCGAAGGACTGATTCATGGCGGGCCAATGATCATCATGTACAAAGGGCAATCTGTCCGCTGTTACGGTAGAATGAATGAAGACCAAAGTACGTGGTGGGCGACTGACGACGAAGAAGGAATCCTGCCTCGCGGGTTCGACTCCTGGCGTGAAGCAGTTAAGCACTTCATAGACCAAGACACCCCGATCAGGGAGCTAAGCGGCGTATGACACTTAAAGAACTAGACGTAATCCGGAATTTGCGAGAGCAGGGTTATGCGGTAGTTGTTTATGACCCTGCCGAATTCGATGGCTTGTTCTTAGCAAAACATCTTGAAGACCTTATGGTTGATATTGCAAATACAGCTATTGACGATATGATTCACAGCCAAGTTATGGGTCGCGAGCTAGGTCTTCCTTTCGGAGATAAGCCCTAAATGGCTAAGCATCGTCCGACTGAATATCGGTTCACCTATACAGGTGATCAAGTCAAGGCTATGGAAGCGCGGCAACTAGGAAAGCTTTTCCTACGCCAGATTATGGAGAAATCTCGCTTCGCTGATAACCAGATACGGACAATTCGCAATACTATTAACGGTATCACTTACACCGTAACAAAGCGTTTCAACCAGTATTCATTGCATATCGACGCACCTATCGGTGGTGAAGAAGTTGTTATCTTGGATCAAGGATTCTTGTACGCTGCCTTAGGAGGCGCACAAGATCCAGAAATTCTTGCTAAAACTGCTGGTGCATGGACACATCTAACTACTGCAGATGATTATGCTGGACGGTTTTCTAACCCAGCAGATCATACATACTCCGCTATTGGTGGATACACTGTGCATGATGCATTGACTTTGGGGCTTGGCCTTAAAGCACAAGGATATAAGCTAGCATCAACCCCCTCAACAAATTGGGGATCTAGCCTTAAGGCCACAATCCGGAATAATCAGTTTCTCACAGTTCTAGGTAAAGATAGTAGTGGGGATTGGGCAGTTATTTCTAGAGAGTTTACTCCTGGTGTAAATGTTGGAGGAGATTGGTATGATCCTGTAACAGCTCCTGGCGGATGGAAACTATTAGGCACAGTCCCTTTGTCAACTTGGCCCAAATCTCCATTAGCATCAGATATTAGCGTAAACCGATCTGGTACAAAAATCTTTATTGATCTTCCTTCTGCAGATGATGCCGCACCGTATACTTTTGCTCAGTTCGAAATCTCACCTAACGGGCTGAATATTGTGTTCCCCGATGCACCGGTTTATTACGATCCGGCATATGATGGAGATACACTATACACAGCTGTTACATATGATATTGACGATCCAGAATACCCAGATGGTCGAGATGTTTTTCTTACTCTTTACACTGAACCTCAGCAAGCATATAGCTATCTAGCTTCTTTCTATCGTGGAAATTCGCTAATTAGCATTAATAGCGAAACAACTATTGAATATACAAGTACTCAGATAGACGTTGCTAAAACAACAGGCGATGGAACATGGTATTACAATCGTTACATTGATTCAGAAATGTGGCGATATAAAGATATTAAATTTACCGGAAAGACGCCTTGGTCTATTCGTGAACAGTATTACTATGTGATTGGTGATCAAGATACTGAGTATAACGATACAATATATTTAGCTGCTGGAGATTGGGATACTGGATGGAACAACGCAACAACTATATCAACTCAACTGCAGTTGTATGCTATAAAGTATAGTATTTATAAAACGTGGGGTGTTATAACAGTTACTAGACCAATCAGTTCTTCGTATACATTCACATCTACTCCTTACACTACAACTACAAATATGGTGTTTGAAGTTTACGATGCAGCGGATGGGACACTTCTCTTTTCTAAAACATATAACAGCATAGACATTGAATTTACGGTGTTTGGTTGGTCACTGGATATGTCTACGGATACTAGCCCATTTCCTGATTGGGCGAATTGGCAAGATGTTCCAAATGGTCTGTATTCTGCGCTTGGCGGCGCAGGTGCCACAACATATACAGGCGGCGGTACTATTGAATATGACCAACTCGGATCTGTTACTGTAGCGTTTACTGCGTTTAATCCAATTCTTTCTAGCTTTGGTGAGCTGCCAGATGGTTCTGTATCAGGGATGGTAACAAATCTAACAGACGACATTGAAATTTTTATTCGCAACCCAGCTGGCAATGTTCGTACTTATCTAAGCTCTGCTTTGTTGGCTGAAATTGACAGTGGCAACGAATACGTTAACCCGCTCTAAGGAGATAACATGTCTAAGATGGAATTTATCATAGCTCAGCTTAGCGAAGTGGAATTGATGCTTAGCCGTGAATTGATAACTGAGGCTGATAAGAATGACGAGCTAAACGAAACGCTAATTGAACTGACTCAGGTAAGGATTAAGCTAGAAGGCTTATTCTCGTGATGGAATTTTTGCTAGTCATTGGTGTTGGGCTGGCAGTCGGAGCAGCTATAATTCTCACTGGCGTCGCTATTGGCATATGCTGCACAGCTAGCTAATCGTCCACATCCTTCACAAAACGAAAGCCCATCACGAACACGTTGGGCTTCTTCAATCAAAGCACGTTTAGAAGCTTCTGCTTCCATTTGAAACCGAGTAAGTGGAACGCTAAATTGACGCGTGTTCTTTTCAATTACATCGATAGCAGGGACATAAAGAACCTGCTCTAAGTCCAGTGCTGCAAAAGCAAACCAATCCAGATCGTCGATGCAATACCCATCCTTTCTCCCCATTGTTATGACGTTAAATACGTAAGAAGGCTGAGCTGGGCGTACTTGTGACGCTCCTTTAACCTGAATACGCAGAAACCGTCCATTTCCTACATCAGCAAGAAGATCATAAGGTAAGTGACTAGCACTTGGAGCAAACATCGCGAGGCCAGCGGAGGAGAGCTGGTAGTTAACCAGCGCCTCCGCTATATCCCCGATTTCTTTTGCTCTGCTCACTCGACCCTATGGGGCGAAGCAAAGTCCTACTTAGAGATACCACTCAATGTAGAGGTACGGATCTACTGTGATTGAAGATCCCGACGTATTGTAAGCAACGTACGTATTGAAATCGGCATCACGCACATGTGTATGTGTATCATCAAACGGGTTCGGATTCTCAATGATTGGCGTCGTACAAGAAACAACAGTACCACTGATGCAGGGTCCGTAAGCAGACGCTATAGGCGCTGTTGCGCTGTACGGTGAAATGCCGCAACCGAAGAAATGCCCTGATTGCGTAGTAGAGCAAGTCAGTACGAGGTGGGCGCGGTATCCACGAGCGTATGGGATCTCATCTTTCGGGTTATTACAAATACCACTGATCGAACTCCCCTGCGCGCCAGGACAGTAAGTGCTTCCCTGCACGGTGCCTCCATACGGCCCCGAATCTCTTTGGTCAAACGCAAGCGACGTATTTGCTGTAGAGAACGATGGAGGTGTATTGATACCAAAGCAATCAACGATAACGTGGCCTTCGTAGAAGCTGCGATTTACCAAGATAGTGTGCGTGCCAGCAGACAGGTTAACCGCAGCGTTAGCGTTAGTAGACTCAAAGATCGCTTGTCGCGTCATCGTTGTACCGCTCAGCGTAGCGTAACCGGTTTCCCAGTCCGTCCCATTGGCGTCGATGATGGTGTAGATAAAAGGATTACCTGTAGCGAGGAAGGTATTTTCCCCTGCAGTGATGTCTTGAAACTGGGTTTCAACGGAAAGCGTCAGCGTACCGGTTCCCGTCGAAGTTGTCGTGTATTTTACCCTGTTCATCAGCTCTGTCTCCTAAGCGTTCTGTTCGCAGCTGCGAAGATCCTATCTCGTTCGGAGCGGGAAATCTTCCCCTTCTTGTACATCTGGGAAGCTCGCGCCTTAGCGTTCGCAGCATGCGAGCGATCATGGACGGGGTATTTTCTCTGTCCCGGCAAAGCAAACTGGCTTTTGCGCAGACCCTTGCGTGCTTTTGATGTCAGTTTCATTCGAAGTTACTCATAAATGAATCGCTCAATGGACGAACGAGGTTCTGCCCCGGCAGGGCGCGGGCCAGCTGGGTATCCAGCCCGCCCTTCATGCTGAGAATATCTACTAGATGCTCCGCAGAGGGGCCAGCCATGCTCAATCCAGGCATTTTACCCCACTTCGTGTAGTCTTCGGCAGAGTCATCCAGCAGCGTGACGTATGGCCCGTACAGACCACTACGGTCTACGCCGTGGCTAACCCAGTCCCCTACCGTCCAGTTATCTTTCCGGTCGTCATCCTGGTCGCCAAAAGCATCTTTCACTGCGTCGCGAACCATGTCTGCGGCGATCATACCGGGGATGTACATACCCAGGCTAGCTATGGGGGCCACACGCCCATGCTCAACAGCTTCGCTCCAGGCACGCTTCATAATCCGCTCATAGAAACTATACATGAAGCCTTTGAGGTGGAAGACCAGCATGAAGTGTGGATCACTGCCGTAAATCGGGCGCTGCGCTGAATCCGGACGCAAGATTGCTTCGTCTACGAAGCGGCGGATCGCGTTACGCACGCGGTCATCGCGCTCAAGCTCGCGCTTGCTAGCATTACGCCGCTGTTCTTCCGTCAAAATCTTGATGTTACCCTGCTGGTCCAGCTGAATATCTTCAGCCCGCGTACCCAGCTCATCCAGGTAACGCTTGCTATCACGGTCAAGGCCCTGCTTGTGACGTTTAAGGAAATTCTGAGCAGCACCAGTCGCCATGACACGAGTCATGCGGGTAAACCCAGCGATACCAGTGATCTCAAACCACTTCTCGTTGATGTTCTTAGCAAATCCAGACATGTACGCGCCACCGTACTCGTAGCCAAGTGCTTCCTTCGCGATACTGTCTTCCACGATGCCCAGCGTCTCAGCCAGCAGGCGGGCATCAGTCTTACCACCTTCGCCTTTGAGCCGCTTCGACCAGCCCGCCAAGTCCTTAGTCATTTCACGGAAACCGACCATCGTGTCTTGCCAACTTCCGGAGCGAACCAGGATGCCGTTCGGATCGACCAGTGAGCTGAACAGGCTCATGCTGAGCAAGCGCAGGTTTTCATAGACCATGACGTAACTCATGCCCTTACGCAGTGCTGGGCTAATGTCGCCGCCCAGCGTGCCAAGCATAGCTTGGACGTACTGGTCAGCCATTTTATGCTCGGCTGCAGTCATGCCAGCAGCCTTAGCGCGTTTCAGCAGCATCTTAATCTTAGCGCCATCATCACTGAATCGGCGAGCAAATTCAGAACGCTTCACGGTCTGATCAATGTAGCTAATGAGCGTCTTATCCAGGTCACTAGACAAGAATTTCTCAAAGCCTTCAGCGTTCTTTAGGAAATCCAAAATACGAGTATCATGCGCACCCATATACGGAGTGTGGCTAGCAGCAGTGTAGTCCGCGATGTGCGGAGCATCGCCCAGCCCTTTCGACTGCAAGATCGCGGCGTAGATCGCGCGAGCAATCTTCATTTTTTCGCCAGGAGTAACCAGCTGGTCACGCGGAATCGGCTTACCCAGCGGGTCAGTCTTCTGCTGCATCGTAGCGACGCCACGCATACGCTCGACGTATTGGTTGGCGAACTCATCGCTCATCGTATCAGCGAGCATGCGCATGAACACGCGAGGCTCTCTAAGAAGAGCCTCGGTGTCAAACACCCAAGGCCAGTACCCGGCCTCGTTACGACTGCGGTCCCCTAGTACAACTGTAGCTTCAGTAGCGTACTTCCGCATATCCTCCATCAAGGTCTTCAACTGCTCTTGAACAGCTTTGACCTCAGCATCATCTGACCACTTCCCACTAGCCATCGCGGTAGCAACTTTTTTCTTGAACGCATCGTCCTTGCCGCGCAAAATTCGACCAACACGGTTGTGGTACTCCGCAAGTTTAGCGTTCTTGGACTCAAACCAGCCTTCCTTGACGCCCTGCGAGCCGGGCGGGACATAGAAATCACGCGCCAGCTTGAGTAGCCACGGGTTTTTCGTCCCAGCCATGCGTCCGTAAGCAGACTGGAAGACTTTCTCCATCGTAGGCGCGATGAACTCACCAAGTGCGCGGAACCCGGCTACGGCCCGCTGTAGGTTGTTATTCACGAGCTGGTTCGGTGAGCTGAACGTCGGCGAAGTGTTGCCTAGCTCTGCACGAACCAGGACTTCGTCGTTCTTGAGCGCGGCAAAGATCTGCTCAGCGCGTTCACCGTCGCTGACTACGCCAAGAATTTTCATAATGCGGGAACGCAACCGCTGGAACATCGTATTTGTCTTCGGGCCAAGCTGCAGCGCCCCGGACTCCCACAAGTGATAACCGTGGACAATGAGCGCTTCTGGGTCCTGAATAACCCGCTTCGCCGCCTGAGGATCACCGGCATCAAGGAGAGCGCGGCGAACGCGGTTCACCATAGCCTTCGTGCCAAACGCGCGAGCTACGGTCTTCCGCTCACCTGCGTTCAGCAAGTTGTTGTACGCATACGCGGTGGCAGCGGCGTTCATATCGTCGCCGTAGTTGCTTGCCATCATGGCAATCAGCATGATCTCGCGGCCCAGCCGTTCATCAGAACGGTCTTGAACGTTTTCTTTGCGGAACATAGCCTTCGCCAGACGCTTGATTCGGTCAAGCTGTTCTTGACTTAGCCGTGCTTCGGGCGGCGGGTCGTTCTGCTCGACTACGTCAGCGACGGTATCACCCACAGCCTGCGTAGCATCAACAGGATCCATGAACAGGTTGTCATAGAAGTCCTTGATGCTCTGCTCAGGCAAGAACCCAGCGTCTTTGAGTTCTTGGTACAGCGCTTTGAGATAGTTCGCCACGCCTTTGAAATACTTACCGACGAAGCTGCGTGGAGCCTCGGACGACTCGAAGTAGCGAGAAGTCTGGTCTGCAAACCACTCTTCGAAGTCCATGAGATACTTGCGTTGCTCGGCGGGGAGGTCGTTGATCAACGTCCTGTCAAAAGCCATCGTCGAGACCAGCGAGTACGCCATTTTTGATGCGCGTACATCGCCACGCGAGCCAGTCTGCGCATCACGCCACTTCTCGAAGTCGGCCCAGATGCGATCTTTCGTGTCTTTCGAAGCATTAGCCCAGCGCTGTTTAAACACTTGGTGACCAACTTCGTGGGCCAAGACCGCAAACCGCTGCGTTGCACCTTTCAGCGTAGGACTAATATAGATGACCGTGTCACCTTCGATGGTAGTGAACGTAGAGCCAAGAATCCTGCCACGCAGAACTTTCTTCGCCCACTCCGGGTTCTCGACCATCTTGGCTTGCATCTCGTTCGGAGTAGCCATGCGCATAGGCGTGAGCTTCAGCTTCGCGGCCAAGTCAGCGAGCATCTGGTCAAGTTTCTGGCGAGGACCTTTTACGTTGTCGTACCATTTTTGATACGTATCTTTGCGCATTCCGCGCTTGAGTGGGTCGCCCTCAGTCAGATCTTGGTTCTTAAGGTCATCTACTTTCTGCTGCGCTTTCAGTTTACGCTCGACTTGTGCTTTCTTGGCACGAGCGAGGTTAAGCAGTGCTTTACGCAAACGCGTTACAGCTGCTGCGTGCCTGGAAGCTCGCTCTTCAGCCATGCGAGTTTTCGCAGCTTCCATAGCTTTCTGGGCGCGAGCTTCTTCTGCTTTGATTTCCTTGAGCAGCGCTTCACGCTGTTTTTCCTGCTGCTTAGCCTGCTCTTGAGCCAGCTTCCCAGACTTGCGCAGCGGTATTGCCGCATGCGTAAACAGCTCCAGCTGTTTCGGCGGGACTTTAATGTCCATCGTAGACAAGACGCCATGCTCTTCTTTGAGCCGCTGGCGCTCCGCTTTCATCACCTTCTCATGCGGGGTAGTCTTGCCTTTGTTCATCGTCCGGTTGCTGCGCTCAATGATCGCGGCTTTCTTCTGTCGCAGCATCTTGATCAAGCGCTGTTTACGCGCACCGCGCCACTTAGCACTTTTGAGCGGCTTCACCTTCGTACCGGGTACAGCAAAGATCTGCTTCGTATCCTGGATTATTCCAGCCGCGACGAGATCCTTGGCTAGCTGTGGATCCCAGACCAGACGTCCATCGGGTGCGACATTGGCGTTCAGCAGGCGTTTCCCTGCTTTGTTGATTGCAGCTACCTGCTCGCGGCCTTTACTGCGGATCTGCTCACCAGTTGGCTCGGCTTCGAACTTTTCGCCTTGCCGCTCTTCCATGACAACTTGCGTTTCACGGCCACGCGCATCTCGGCGAATAGGCTGAACCTTTGCCTGCTCAACGACGCCATGTTCAATACCTCTGCCCTGGATTTCATCCATGTCGGCACGGTCGCGGGTGAGATCCTGATCTACTTCACGTTGTTGCAACTCAGTCCGCTGCGACGGAGCAGGTACAGCCTCGCCACGAGTCATGGCTTCGCGAGCTTGGCCCCAAGTGATTTGCTTCTTACCCTGCTGGTATAGCACGGTGGTAGCGGGAACCGTATCTGGGTTGATCGTAGCTGCTCCGTTCTCAGCCAGCGAAGCAAGCCCCGCAGTAAACCACTCACCTACACGTGCAGCCAACGGTTTATCGCCTTGTTGTTGCTGCGCCGCGTTCATTTTCGGCTGCATAGCCAGCGTCAGGCTCATCGCGTTGAGAACCTTGTCGTTGGGCAAGCGAATATCCTTATTCTCGGTAAACCCTTGGTTAAAGTTATCTGTGTTGTAGGACCTGATAATCTTTCGCAGGTTACGTTCTTTGTTCAGCTCTGTACGATCAGTAATCGGCTTACCTTCGCGATCCTTGATCTCGCCGTATGAGCGGCTAAGCTCTTCAGTCGCGAGGCCCAAGTCTCCAGGCACGGCACCAAGCGCACCACGCCCAGTACCGGTCTCAGTATCAGGCCCCTGGATAACGCGGAACCGGCTCAGGTAGTCACGAGCCTGCTGGCCTTTTTGGATTTTCCACTTCTGGGTGCTGCGGCTTGCACTGATAACTTGCGCTTGGCGCGTAATGTAGTCACGCTGCGCTTGTGGGTCACCAGGATAGCGGCGCTGCGCTTCTTCCTGAACTACTTCACTGTAATCGCGGCCAATAAAACCTTCACCCGCCTTGTCCAAAGCCCGCGTGTACGGAGCACTGCCTTCCTGGTACGGAAGCTCGCGCAGCACTTCGCCACGGCTGTCGCGGGTGACTTTCTCATACTGGATGTTCGGCTGAAGTTGCCCAGAACGCATACCTTCCATGCGCTCTGCAGCCATCTGCTGCACGGCACCTTCGTCATCAATAGCCCCGAAACGCGTCGGTGTGAGGGCTTCTTCGCCTTGCTGGCCAAACTGCTGATCGTCGATATACGCTAGGAAATCTTCGTACTCAGCAGGAGTTTCGCCGAAGACTTCTGATTCGATATCCCGCATTGTGAAACCAGCAGGGTCATCATCAATTTCCATGTTACGGAGAGAGTCAGAAAACTCCGCTCGGCGCTGTTGCATGAACTCCGCAGCACGCTCTGGTGTAATGTCAGCGGCCTGCTCCCAAGGAGCTACGGGGCGGGCTTGTCCGTCTGCTCCGACAACGAAGTCCGTGTCTTGTCCAGTGGTGAGAGCGCCAGGATCAGCGGGTTCAGCGAGATTCGGACTAAGGACTCGACCCACGCCGCCCACAACTCCGCCTCCGACTGCGCCCATCGCAAAGGCGTCCACAAGTTCTTGCACTCCTTCGGCACCTAGCACCTCCCGGTTCTTGTCAGCCACGGCCATGACGCTGCGCTGAATAAGCTGCTGCGCCGCCTCAGTAGTACCTTCAGACAGAGCCTGCTTACCAGCCTCGCTGGCGAGGGTCTTTTTGATTTGGTCACCCGCAGCTTTGCCAAGCCCATAGCGGCCCATGATGCCGAGGACAGGGATAGCCTCCAGGCGACCGGCGACTTCGCCGCCAGCCAGTGCAAGCACTGCACGCTCGCGTTGGCTCAGCTCACGCCCGAAAATACTTTCTGCTTTGAACTCCGGATCTAAAAGCTGAGAACCCAGCTGGCCTTGCTCTAGTGCAGCACCAGTCTGCAACGCGCCAACTTTTGCGCCTGACTGCGCTCCTTGGGCTGCAAGATTCTGACGAGTAGCGGCGAGACCGCGTTTCTTCAGCTGCTTCGCAGTGTAGTTTCTAAGTAGTCGCTGACCCAGCTGTCGTCCGACTACTGCACCCGCGCCGCCACCTGTGATTACTGCTGCGAGGCTGGGGGCCATTTGGCCAAGCGCACCTGCCGCGAACGACAAGGCATCGCTGACTGAATCTACATCTTTGAGGCTGCTGATCTCAGGAGCATACTGTTGCGCACCTTCAGCGTAAAGCTGCGCCCGCTCAGCTGAATCCATCGCACCCTGCTCGTCACCGACCAGTGCTTTTGTAACCGCCGCTGCGCCGTGATATGACTCGCCTATTCCAGCAAACCCAGTTTCCAAGCCGCGCGAAAAGCTCGACATATCGTCGATCTTAGCCTGCTCGGCTTGACGCTGGCGGGCCTGTTCTTGCTCTACGGTGTAGGCGTTAGACTTCGTCAGCGCGGTCTGAACCGGGGCGGGCTGGTCCAGGTAAGTTTTGCGCGGCGGGTTCGCCATTACTTATCGTCTCCCGAAGAGGCTCTGAATCTGCGCAATCTCGTTTCTGTTAAGGTCGTATTTTTCCAAGTTACGCGGGTCTTTAGCAGCATTGATTAGAATTGTTTCCAACTGCTGCGAAGACTCGGGCATGATGCCATCCTTGCGGAAAATGCCACCTATTGCTCTTGCCAAGATTGGGAACATTGAATCTCTTACAGACTGGTCATACTGAGCAGCTTCGCCGAACTGATCAAGCAAGTTCAGCACACGCATTTGGGTGCCAGTGTCAGCTTCTTCTACACCGCTGTTGATTAGATAGCTCAAATCACGCTGGCGTTGCGCAAACTGCTCTTGTGGATCTTCGAAACGAGCAGACCGCTGTTCCAACATCTGGTTCATATTTTCCAGGTTCTGCTGACGCTGCACATCGCCACGTTCAATTCCGTATTTTTCAGCTTCGAAACGTTGTTGTGCGCGAGACTTAGCCAGCTCAGCAGCAGTTTGCCCGGTAGCTACGCGCTCTTGCGAACGATCCCGCCCAGCAGCTCCGTAGAACACAGTATCCTGCCCGCGCTGGCGTACTGCTTCAACAAGGTCAGCGTTACGCGTATCCTGATATAGCTTCGACCGTGCAAGTCCTTGCAAGCGCGGATCTGCTTCAGCAATTGCGGCAAACTGATCTGGGTCGAACGATTTCTGCCAACCACGCTTTGTACTGACAGTCTGGGTAGCCTGTTTACGAGCATTGCGCAGCGCAAGATCTTGCGCCCAGCGGCTAGGCTGGTACTGGAATCCACGGTTGATATCTTCACGCGGAATAGCGTTAGCTTCGCGGAATCGCGCAAGTCGCTCCTGGAACGTACCAGCGTAAGGGTTCGCAGCATTACGCATGGCTTCGGCAGCAGTTACCGGCCCGCCCCGGCCAGTGAACGTATTCCCGCTGCGGCGAAGCCCAGTCCCACGAGTGCCAGTAATGCTGGGGAGCGCACCAGCTGCTGGCGCAGCGGCAGTCGCAGCTCGCTCAGCCGCTCGTTTTGCCGCCTGCTCTGCAGCTTTTTTACGCTGCGCGGTACGAGCAAGGCCAGCACGAACTCGGGGGGCTTGCTGACTTCTAGGTGCCTGCAGCTGATTCTGAGCAGGCTCATCTTCGTAGCGCTTCTGCATATTCCGCGCTTTACGAAGTTCCTGGCGAGTTGTTGCGCTGTTGTAGGCCATCCTTGGCTCCTTACAAACTTGTCGTAGTACTGTCCTGACCCGCGATGCTCGCGCCCAGGTTGATTGCATCCAGAGCCGACGCAGTCAGCTGCGCAGATGCAGTTGCGCCAGCCTGCAGAGCCTCTTGGTACAGAGTCAGCAAGTCCTTCGCGCGGGTAATGTTAATGTCTGCTTCTTTGAGGCGCAGATCCGCTTGAGCGCTAGCTGTACGAACTTTGGTCTCCAGGATAGCACGTTCAGCTTCACTCCGAGAGACTTCGCCGGTCACAGACGCGCGGTACGCGTCGATCTCAGCGCCAAATGCCTGAACCTGAGTCCCAACTCGGGAACCTTCGGCTTCTACCAGTGCCCGGAATGCAGATACTTGGCCCTGGAATTCTTCCACACGGGCGCGGTTAAGATCTACGTCAGCTCGCACGCGAGTTGACTCAGCATCTACCAGAGCGCGGTAACCGTTGACTTCTGAGCTGTATGCGTTGGCAGACGACTCATAAAGCCGTACCTTGGCCAGCTCCCCGTTAATCTGCTGAGCATAACCTTCATACTCAGATGCCTTAGCATTAACACGCGCGGTGAACGCATCGACTTGAGCGCGGAAAGCGTCGATGGCTACGCGTTGTACATCTGCTTCGACTCGCGCAGCTTCCATCTCAGTACGATATACGCTGGCGATGGTTTCAACTGCTTCAATAGAAGTCTTGTATGCCTCAAGATCCTGGGTGTTCAACGCAGCGATAGCCTGCTGGCCTTCGATCTGTGCGCGAAAAACTTCAATCTTAGCCAGCTCGGCTTCGATCTGGGTCTTGAATACATCGGCATAAACCCGGTAAGCCTGGACCTTAGCGTTATACGCATTGACTTTAGAATTGTATACCTGAACACCTGCATCAACGAGCGCAGTCTGCACCTGCAACAGTCGCTGATACATGTTGTTCGTGTAGTTCATCAACTGACCTTCGAGTGAAATCGAATTCTGGATGACAAACTTCAGGTGTTCATAAGCACGCTGTACCTGCTCAATGGTCTTATCCCGGCCCATCGTAATCGACTTTTCAACGCTTTCGCGTTCGGCCTGCTTTAGGCGAGTTGCTAGCGCACCCGGTGGCAGCTCGAAGCCACGAGCGGCGAATTCATTAAGCGCGGTGCCAGACTGGCGGTTGTACTCTTTTAACTCGCGCTCTCGCTCACGCTCCCATATCTGGTCGATGATGTCTTCGGGTAAACCTCCATCTCCGTTCTGGAGCGTATTGAGCAGGCTTGTCTGCACTTGCTGCAGCAGCGTTGAATCGTACAACGACTCACTAAACGTGATCGTTGGTTCAAAAATACTGCCCGGCTCATCAGGCTCAATAGCAGAGAAACCCGGCAAGTCGATAGCCGGGGCATCAGGGATATTTAGCGAGCGAAGCGTCGGGGCTTCTGGAATCGTCGTAACTGGCGCATCAGGAATCGTCGGCGACGTAAACGTAGGTACGTCGCTCGGGGCTTGGTCTGTAATCGGCGTAGGTGCTGCCGGGATTGTAATCGTTGGATACGCAGCCAGAAATTCCGGCGTAGTAGGAATCTCAATCTGAGAGATTGCCGACAGGGTGGGCGCAACCGGTGCGTCTGGCAAATTTAGATCCAAATCATCTGGAGCGCTAGGCGCAGGGCCGATAGTAGGCTGACCAAGCGTTGCTGCTGGGAATTCAACAGTCAGCTCAGAAGTTGGGATTTCCAGTTCAGCGGGGTCGATTGCGTCGGTAAGGGCATTTAGGTACGTAATCGTGTATCCATACGCGTTGTTGCCGAACGCAGTCATGGAATTCCAGCCGTTACTAACGAGGTTACACGCTGGGACACTCGCGCACGCGTCCGAAATCGGTACTGGTTGGAATTCAGAAGGGTATCCAATAACGCCCATTTAGACTCTCCTTGTCAGTACAACGGGCAAGAACTCAATCTGCTCTAGCTCCACTTCTTCACCAGCTCGGTTCACCAGCTCAAACTGCCAGTACCGGGAAACTACGCCTTTACCGAGTTTTGCC